GCACGAAGTGTTTGAAAGTTGCCTCAACAGGTTCAATGGCCGATCCATCGTCGTGAAGCGGAAATACACATACTGGTCATCTTCGATCTACCCGTTCTTCCCGATGGCAAGCGCGCCTGACGCATGCACCTACGGATACACATGCGCCAACATCGACAGTTGCTCACTGGAAGCCGAGGCCGTGCTGGTGCAGTATTTCGGGCCGGATGAGCCAATGACCGTCAATCTGTTTTTGCATCAACGCGGACAATACAACACCCCGCTGGGTGGCGGTTATTTGTATCCTGCGGCCTACGGACGCTTCGTAGCATCGGAGAACGTGCAGGACTGCTCCGACATTGACATCACGGCAAATGGCTTGCCAGTTCCCAGTGGGGCACATGGGGCAACGCAATCGACAGACGGCGCGACGGCGCACGTTCAAGGCGGCGGCGAATACGAGGAAGTGGACGCATGCAGACGGATTTCCGCCGAAGACATGAATGCCCTTTACGCCGAAGTCACCTGGGGAGCCTTTTCTTCAAGCAGCGCAGACTCCGGTAGTGGGTGTGGATGGAGTTCGTCCGCTTCCATTGGTGGACAAGTAGATACCACCGGGCAGTGGTGCGAGGACTGGAAGGATTTTTTGAGTGGAGTCGGGCCGAGATGCTTTGAGTATCACGCTTTGCCTAGCGTCAACCTTTGGATAACGCGCACTGATTCGTGCGGATGGCGCTGGAGCAATCAACCGGGCTGGTTTCAAGACGGGTCTTTTGTGTGTGGCATGATTGAGCGGATGGTTGGGTTCGGCGCCAACTGGAACAACACATACCGACAATGCTCGTGGTGCTATCCGATACTTCGTGTCGTGCATGACGAACAGACCCTTCTTCCAACCAGCCTTGAACTAGGCGATGCCGTATTTAGCACATGGGGGCCGACTGCGGGGTGGTCGGCTACATACGACCCAGAGGGGAAATACATGGGCGAGGCTGCTGTCTGCCAAGACCCTGGGAAGCCGACCTTCACCTTCTCGGTGCTGCCGTGATCCGCTGTCACCGAAAGCACCTTGAAGCGCGGTGCCAGCAGCGTGGCTATCGCTTGGCGGATGTCATGGGCTGCGTCGTTGAGCAAGACGGCGACCGATGGCTCGTTGACGTTGACCACCCTGCCTACCCGCGGCCGAAAACTGACGATTGGAAGCCGGTTATGGTTGGTGACCTTGTCGAAAAGGCGCTTTCCTCGGTTGGCATCACGAAGGAACTAGCCGAGCAGCTGACGCGGACGGCTGGCAAGCCGGGCGGATGCGGATGCGAAGCCCGGAAGCGTTGGTTGAATGATCGCGGGTTTCGCGTGCAGCGTGCAATTCGTAGCGGGTATCTCGCGGTGCAGCGGTTCTATCTCGGCGAGTAGGGTCGGTTGACGGCCACCGAAGCCGTGGCAGGCTGCGGGCTGTCTCCAGGAGCAAACGCATGGCGAAGGGTAGCAGGCTCGTGGATCGGATCGCCGCGGACGTGCAGTCGCACACGCGAAGGCCGACCGGTTTCTGGGGCCGGCTCACGCCGGAGCAGCAGGCGGAGCTGCTCGAGGTGCGGCGGCTGTTTCAGTCCGGGGCCTTACGTGTGGCCGGCAACACGCTCGCCAAAACGCTAAAGGCACGGTGCGACGAGGAAGGCATCCCGGTGTGTGGCCACGACGGACTACGCGAATGGCTGGCAAGAAAAGACTGACCGCCCGCGTGCTCGAAACGCTGCCTGACCCGACACCGACCGCCGACGCGGAGCAGGTGCAGGTCAAGACACGCGCCGACGGCGACACGATGGAGGCTCGCTCCACCAGCCGGACGATCCGGACGGTCGAGGACTTGCTGAACCACATCCAGGCCGACATGACCCGCTACGAGGTGGCGTCGTCCGAGGCGACGAAGTGGGAGTGTGCCAGCGTTGACAGGAGCACCGGCCAACCGATCGTCACGGAACTGTTTCGGGTGTTCGTCCGGCTGAAGCCGAAGCCGGGGCCGACCGTCCGCGAGTGCGTCGAGGCGATGATCGAGGCGGCGAGGGGCGGCATCCGCAAGCCGATCGTGCCACGGCCGCGGCCCGTGAAAACGAGCGACCGGTGGGCGGTGCTCGTCGTGGCCGACCCGCACTTCGGCAAATACTCCTGGCGGCGGACAGCCGGGGCCGACTACGACCTGGACATCGCGGCCCGGCTGCTCCGCGAGGCGTCCGCGGAACTCCTCGACGTGGCGGCCCGGTACAAGCCTGGCCGGCTGACGGTCGCCACGCTCGGCGACGTCTACCACTACGACTCGCCGGCCGGCACCACGACCAAGGGCACGCCGCTGGAGCGGGACGGTCGGCTCCCCAAGATGCTCAACGACGGCACCGATGCCATGGTCGCCCTGGTGGACGCCGCGGCAGGTGTGGCCCCGGTGGACACGCTGATCGTCAACGGGAACCACGACGAAACGCTGACGTTCGCGTTTCAGCGGATCATGGCCGAGCGATTCCGCAACGACCGGCGGGTCCGCGTGGACGGCGAGTTCACGCCGCGGAAATACCTGGCCCACGGCCGCAACTTGCTCGGCTTCTGCCATGGCAACAAGGCCAAGCGGAAGCTCCCGCAGCTCATGGCGATCGAGGCGGCCCGCGAGTGGGCACGCTGCCCGTACCGCGAGATCCATACCGGTCACCTGCACCACCAGGCGGCCGAGTGGTCGCGGCCGATCGAGACCTATGACGGCGTGCTGGTGCGGGTGGCCCCGGCCCTGTGCCCGCCTGACGACTACCACGCCGTCGAAGGCTTCGTCGGCAACCGGCAGGCGATGGAGCTGTTTGTGTACGACGCGGCCGGCGGGCTCACCGCGATGCACGTGGCCGGACCAAAGATGGCAGCATGAAGGAGCACCAAGTGCAGAGCATGGAAGAACGCAACCGGACGATCCGCGAAGCCGTGGCGGCCCGCCTGGCTGGTACTCCGGCGGACGATCCGAAGCTGGACGGCTACAAGCCGCACCCGCTGGCGGGCTGCAAGCCTGCCGAGGCCGCTGCCGCCGCCGTGCTCTCCGACGTGTGGTCCGCAGGCTGCGAAGCGTGCGAGGGCAGTCCGTTCGTGGCGAAGGCCCGCACGCTGGAGGCTTCGTCGCAAGCCACCGCAGCGGCCGAGCCGGTGGTTCGCGAAGCCCTCGACCTGCCGCCGGAGTTTCTCGACAGGATCAAGCATCTCGACATGAAGCCGGCCACGCCGACCGCACCCGCGGTGTTCAAGGTGGAGCGGATCGGTGCAACGATGAGCCCGGAGCAGCTGGATGCGGCATGGGCGGCCATCAAGAACCGCCGCGAGGAAATGATGGCGAGGATCCGCGGCGAGGCCCAGCCGATCAGGTCGGAAATGGTGACGCCTCCCGGCTGGGAAATGAAGACGCTGGGGCCGCGGATCATTGGCCTCACCGGCCCAGCCGGCTGCGGGAAGAACCTCGTGGCCAGCATGGTGCCGGACGCGGTCGTGATCCAGCTGGCCGACCCGATCTACGCGGCACTGTCGGCGATTCTCGGCATCCCGGACACCGTGCTGCGGCAGCGGGCGACCAAGGAAAAGCCGATCGACTGGCTGGGCAAGTCGCCGCGGCAGCTGCTCCAGACTCTCGGCACGGACTGGGGGCGGACGCTGGTTGCCGAGGACATTTGGCTGCGGATCGCGAGGCGTCGGATCGCGGAACTGGCTGAAAGCGGTGCGGCAGCGGTCGTGATCGCCGACGTGAGATTCGACAACGAGGCACGGATGGTGCAGGAGATGGGAGGCGAGGTCTGGGGCGTGGACCGAGGGCCGACCGCGGAGGTCTCGCCGCACGTCAGCGAAGCCGGCCTGTCGCCCGGCATGGTCGATCGCGTGATCGACAACACCGGCACGCCGGACCAAACCCGCCAGCGCGTGCTGGCGATCCTCGCGGGCTGAACCCATGGCCGATCGACACGGACGCGGCACGGACGGGGGCATACCTGGACGCCCGTACAATGGCGGTGGAAGGAGCACGGCCGTGATTGCCCGGTGCCGCTACGAGGACGCGATGTTTCGGCACACGGCCAAAGGTCGCGAAGCCCTGGCGCCAGCCGGCGAATCGTCAAACCACGTCCACGTGAGCGGCTCCAGCAAGGCCGGGATCGGCTCCATCACCAGCCGGACCACGGAGACGTGGTCGTTTTGGCAACGGCTCGCCTTTGAGCTGGCCGGAGCCGGCGACCCGTCGAAGGCGATCGTGCCCTTTTGCACCGTCGAACAAGCCCGCCGCCTCCACGCCGAAGGACTCATCAAATGATCGCCGACGCTCCCGTGGCCGTGGCCACCGCCAAGCCGATGTCGCCGCTGGCCAAGGCCCAGGCGTTCGTCCTCGCCGCTCAATCCGCGGCCGCCGACGGCCTGACCTGGCGGGAGTTCGGCGAGTTGATGGTCGCTCTCCTGCGGTTGCTCATCGAGGCGTATGAAGCCGCCCCAGCGATGACAGGAGCCGAAAAAAAGGCGCTCGTGCTGGAGGCGGTGGCGAGCCTATTCGACGCCGTCGCCGACCGAGCGGTGCCGCTGGCTGCCTGGCCGCTGTGGATGCTCGCCCGGCCGGCCGTCCGTTCGCTCGTGCTGGCTCTCGCCTCCGGCGCGATCGAGCAACTCCTGCCACTCGTGAGGCTTGCCTGATGGTGACCGCTCTGCTGATTCTCCTGGCCGCAGCCGTGCTCGGCCGGGATTGGGTGCTCGAGCGGCTCCGCGTGCTGGCGGAGTCTGGCCACATGCCAAAGGTGGACGCCCGGCACGCCATCGCCGCGGCGTTGCTCGTGGCGGCGGCCGCATCCTGGTCGTGGCGATCGCAGCCGGCAGACCAGCCGACCCCGGCCCCGGAGGCGGGGCCGCTGGTGCTGGCCGGCAAGTTTGTCGGGCCGTCTGCCGGAGCCGACGCGGTGGCGTTGGCCGGACTGTGCGACGAAATGGCGGCGTGCATCGAATACGACGCCGGCAAGCCGGAACCTCGGCTCACGACCGGCGTGGCCATGGACGACATGCGGACGGCCGCCCGGGACGGACGGATGCAGGGCAGTTCCATCGGTGATCGGCATCCGTTGGTCCGCGATGCGGTCCAGGCGTACATGGACGCGGCCGTCGGGACTGCCGGCGGCCCACTGACGCCCGAGCAAAAGTCGAAGTGGGTGGCGGCCCTCCGCACGGTGGCCCGGGCCGCGGAGACCGCGGTGCGATGAGCAGCGACCGTACACGCTTCGAGATCCGGGTCATCCTCCCGCTGGCCCTGGTGGTGCTCGCCGGCTGGGTGGCGTGGCAGGCCGTCGAGACGGCGGCCTACCGGCCCAACATCACCGCCACCAACTTCGGCTACACGCCGAACCCGGCCGGCACACGCGAGTTTCTGGCTGAGCTGGAGCATCCGACATTCGGCGATGCCGCACGGGAGGCGGTGGCGAAGGCCAAGGGCATCGACACGTTCCTTTACCGGCACGTCTACAAGGCACACGAGAAGCACTACGCGACCCCGTGGGTGTGCTGGAACCAGGGCGAGCACGGGTCGTGCGTGTCGTTCGCGTTCGCTCTCGGCTCGTACTGCGGTCAGGCGGTGGACTTCACGCAAGGCCGAATGCCGCGGCCGCCTCCGGAGGTGGCCACGGAACCCATCTACGGCGGATCGAGGACGGCCGCGAGGCTCCCGCCGATCAAGACGAACTACGGCGGCGACGGCTCCTACGGTGGCGCTGCCGCCCGGTGGATTTCCGGGCGGTGCAAGGATCCAACCGTCGGCGGGATCCTGTACCGCGAGGTCTACGGCGGCGTGGACCTGCGGAAATACTCCATACCGCGGTCGATCGCCTGGGGGCGGGACGGCGTCCCGCTCGAGCTGGCCAGGCTCGCCAACAAAACCAAGGCGGTGGCCGTGGCCCAGGTCAACACCTGGGAGGAACTCTGTGCCTCGATCGAGCGCGGCTCGCCGGTGGTGCTGTGCAGCACCGTCGGCTACGGCAGCTGGGACGGCCGGATGCCGGTCCGCGATGCCGACGGCTTCCTGAACCGCGGCAAGAGCTGGTCGCACGCGATGCTCGTCTGGGCGACCCGGCACGCGAAGAACGGCAGCAAGCGGGACGGCGGCCTGATTCAAAACTCATGGTCGAGCCGGTGGTGTGCAGGCCCGAAGTGGCCGGCAGATCAGCCAGACGGCTCATTCTGGGCCTCGCGGGCCGACATTGAAGCCGCCCTCCAGCAAGGCGACTCATTCGCAATCGGCGGCGTCGATGGCTTTGAGTGGCGGGAACTCGATCACGGCGGGTGGATGGAGATCGGGCCGGTGGAGACGCTCACCAGGCGACCCGCGCGGGACGCTGGCATGTTTGTGGCTTTCTGACGGGGACGCATGATGAAACTGGACCGGAACACGCTGGCGATCGTGGCCGTCGGATTCGCGATTGGGTGGTGGTGGGCTTCATCGCCCAACACGCCGAAGCCCTTCACGCCGGCACATGACCGCCCGGTCCTGCGGTTCATCGCCAAGGCTGCAAAGACGTTCCTGTGGGTGGCGATGTTCGCGGAGAAGTCGCCGCAGCCGGTCGAGGCCGAGCGGCATCACGTTGTGCAGGCCCGCGTCGGCGACGACGGGTATCCGCTGGTCGATCACGGAAGGGGGTGGTGAGGATGCTTTCGCTCTGGCGGTGGCTCATCGCCTTCCTGACCTGGCTGTCGGTGGAGCCCGACGCGATGGAGCGTGAAGCACCGCGGGCGGCGGCTGCGGTCGCCTACGCCTACGCCTCGCTCGCCTCCGGCGACCCGGCTCCGGCTCCTGCTCCGCCGGCCCCTGCCCCGAGCGGCACGTGCAAGTGCGGCTGCCGCGACGGCGTGTGGAAACCTGACGGCCGGATCACCGAGCAGTGCCCGTGCCCTGTGTCGTGCCCTTGCAAGGCTGGCAAGTGCCCTGACGGGCGGTGCCCGTCAACGAGGTAGCCAATGGACGGCCTTCCGCAGCTCCAGGCCCACGTGCGAAGCCATCTGGCATCGCGGGTGCAGTACGCCCAGTCCTGGCGCGTGGACGAGCTGACGCGGCTCGTAGTGCGGTACTGGCCGCACCTGCACCTGGAGGAGATCGAGCGACTCGGTGGCAAGAATCACAAAGCGATCGACCACACGATGACCCTCGTGCGGGCGCAGGTCCGCGAGCGATGGGAGGCGGTTCACGGCGTCGGGCCGCTGTGGCCGATGATCCTCGGCGGCACCGTGACCGCGATTTCGCACGTAATTCTCGGCCTGTGGTGGCGCGATTCGGCGTGGCGATCGCGGCTTCAAGAGATGGGCCGAACGGCGGACTGAATCTATGGTCGGTGCTACGTGCGATGTCGATCTACTGGACGTGGACGCGTTCGCAGGCATAACCGTAGATGCCGAGTTTGCAAGCCTCATACCGCCCCTTTCGGTTGACGAGCTGCGGGAACTGGAAGCCAGCCTCCTCGAGCACGGCGGGGCGCGTGACCCGCTGATCGTGTGGGATCGCGGCGACGGCTCGCATCCTGTGCTACTCGACGGCCACAACCGACTCGCCATCTGCCGGCGGCTCGGGCTGCCGTTTACCGCCAAGGGTCTGCGGTTTGCAGACC